TCGTCGCAGCTTTGATCGGAGCGGGTGCCACAGCCTACGCTGTCAACCGTTCTCAAAGCGCAGCCGAGAAAGCCAGATCGCAAGCAGCCGAAGCATCAACTGCAGCCCTTGCCAACGCAGCTAAAGCACGCGAACAAGCCGCAGCAGACGCAGCAAAAGCCAGAGAACTTGCGGCATCTGAGTCAGCCGCTGCCCGTGCCGCAGCCGCAACCGAAGCCGAAAGGAATCGCGCAGCCGCAGCCGCGCAAGCTGAAGCCTCTCGCTTGGCGGCCATGACAGATGCAGAAAAAGCCAGGCTCAGCGCAGCAGATCAAGCCAAACTTACTCGTGATCAGCAAGCTGCCCTTGCAGCACAGCAAACCAGTTTGACCCAAGCTCAGATCGATGCACAAAAAGCAGCGACCGCTGGCGGTCTTGAGCAGGCCCGACTATCTGCTGCACAGCAAAAAGAGATGATGGCCAGTTTGACCCTGCAACAGCAGCAATCTGCAGAAGCTGCCAAGGCCCAGCTCTTCCAGCAGCAAAAGCAGTATGAAGAGCAAAAAGCCTCAATGCAGAAGCAGGCCAAAGATCAGGCTGCTGCGCTCGATGCCGAGCGCCGCAAGATCGCTGAGCGCGAATCTGCGCAGATGACCGCACGCCGCCGCGCTGGCCGCCGCTCCTTGCTGTCAACTGCCAGGATGACACCAGAGCTTGGCCTGGCACCAGCAGCCAATGACGAGAATCAGTTGAAGACCTTGCTGGGAGCTTGACATGGCAGTCATCAAACCTGTCAACAATGTCTTTGAAGAGATCGATGGACAGCTGATCTCGCCGCTAAACGATGGCAACTCAACCCCATTTGTTCCGACTGTCAGTGAGGAAGACAAAGCTGCTGGATTTCAAGCAGAGCTGGCACGGCTTGCTGCGGAAAACGATGCCAAGATCAAAGCAGACAATGACGCAGCAGCAGCCAAGCTCAAAGCCGACGAAGCTGCCGCAGCTGCTGCCCTTAAAGCTGAGAACGACGCCGCACTGGCCAAACTCTTGGCTGACGAAGAGGCATTCAGAAAGCAGCAAGCCGATCTGGACGCGGCTGCAAAAGCTCAGCTTGATGCCAGGCTCAAAGCTGATGCCGATGCGTTTGCAAAAGCCCAGGCAGACATTGCAGCAATGATGGCTGCTGAGCAAACACGCATGGCTGCAGAGGCTGCTGCCTATGCAGAGCAGCAAGCAGCTGCGCAGCAAGAGATCGCAAGAGCAGAGCAAGAAGCCAAAGCTGCACAGGCAGCAATTGCCGCACAGCTTGCCGAGACGCAGCGCATATCAGCAGAGATGTCTGCTAAGAGCAAGTCGGAAATGGAAGCTATGCAGCGCACTTCTGCTGCCAAGCTCGCGGGAAGCCGCAAAGCTGGCCGCTCAGCAGGTGATCGCTCATTGCTGGCAGGCTACGGCGCTGCAGATACTGGCGCGCCAACGCTTGGCGGCGGTGGAAGTTTGGGTGGCCGAGGCGGCAGCCTGGGCGTATCAGGAACACTGGGAGTATGACTATGAAAAAAGAAGTATGGGATAAACCGAGGCCCAAGGAGTTGGGCAAGCCACAAGAGCTGTCTTCATTGGAGAAGCGCAACGCCATGCGCCGTGCGGCAAAAGCAGGCAGGCCGTACCCCAATTTGGTTGACAACATGGCTGCAGCCCGCGACAAAAAATGAGCAAGTACAAAGACCCCGAAGGCGGTCTGACCGAAGCAGGCAGGCGCAAGTTTGAATCGTCTGGCGAGAGCAAAAATCTCCAGCCAGGCGTGAAAGACAGCGCGCCAAGCGGTGAGCGTGCCAGGCGCAAGGGGTCATTCTTGACCAGGTTCTACACCAACCCAAGCGGGCCGCTGGTCAACGACAAGGGAGAGCCGACCAGGCTTGCGCTGGCAGCCAATGCATGGGGTGAGTCTGTGCCCCGCACTCAGGGAGCTGCCGCACGTCTGGCCGCTAAAGGTCGCAATTTGCTTGACAAGTACAAGCTAGAAAAGGAATGACATGGAATACGCAAACAACGCCAAGGGCGGCAAGCGCTTAACGCCCGAAGAGATCATCAAGCGCCAATCGCTGGCGCAGACAAAGAAGGATGAGTTTCAGCAGCTCTACCAGGACGCCTATGAGTTCGCCCTGCCCCAGCGCCAGCTGTATGGCGTTTGGGAAGGTGGTGCTGTTGGCGCCAAGAAGATGCAGCGCGTCTTCGACAGTACAGCAATCAATAGCACCCAACGGTTTGCCAACAGACTGCAGTCGGTAGTGTTCCCACCGCAGCGCCGCTGGTGCCGCTTGGAGCCGGGTCTTGATATTCCAATGGATCGCAAGCCACAAGCCCAGGCCATCCTTGAGCTGTACGGCGAGAAGATGTTTGCCATCTTGCGCCAGTCCAACTTCGACATTGCCATGGGTGAGTTCTTGCTCGACCTGGCGGTGGGCACTGCCTGCATGATGGTGCAGCCAGGCGACGACGTGAACCCGATCAACTTCATCCCCGTGCCCCTGTTCCTGGTGAGCTACGAGGAAGGCGCCAATGGCCAGGTTGACAACGTCTACCGCCGCATGCGCTTGAAGGGTGAAAGCATCCAGCGCCAGTGGCCAGATGCCGACATTCCGCAAGAGATGCAACGCCGCATTGCTGACAAACCAACTGATGACATTGAGTTGCTTGAGGCCACGATCTATGACGCAACACGCGGTGACTACTGCTACCACGTCATTGACAAGGTCAGCAAGGCAGAGCTGGTCTACCGCCGCCGCAAGGTCAGCCCTTGGGTGATCTCGCGCTACATGAAAGTGGCCGGTGAAATCTACGGTCGCGGCCCGCTCATGACAGCCCTGCCCGACATCAAGACGCTGAACAAGACCATCGAGCTGCTGCTCAAGAACGCATCGCTTGCAGTCTCTGGCGTCTACACCGCTGCCGATGATGGCGTGCTCAACCCCAACACGGTCAAGATCGTGCCAGGCGGCATCATCCCCGTTGCGCGCAATGGTGGCCCACAAGGCCCATCGCTCATGGCCCTGCCCCGCTCTGGCGACTTCAATGTGTCGCAGCTGGTGATCAACGATCTGCGTGGCAACGTCAAGCGCATCTTGCTGGACGAATCCCTGCCCCCAGAGAACATGAGCGCCAGGTCAGCCACCGAGATTGTCGAGCGCATGAAAGAGCTGTCTCAGAACCTGGGCAGCGCGTTTGGCCGACTGATCAACGAAACCATGATCCCCGTGGTCACCAAGATTTTGGAAGTCATGGACGAGCGCGGCATGATTGATCTGCCTTTGCGGGTCAATGGCCTGGAGGTCAAGGTGTCTCCCACCTCGCCGCTGGCCAACGCCCAAGCCATGGACGAAGTCAACGCGGCGCTGCAGTTTGCCCAGATCACCCAGCAAATGGGTGCCGAAGGTCAGGTGGCCGTCAAGTTTGGCGACATGATCGACTACCTGGGCGACAAGCTGGGTGTGCCTGCTTCGCTTCGCAACAGCGCTGCAGAGCGTTCGTTTGCCATTGAGCAGCAGCAAGCCCAGCAGGCCCAGGCTATGGCAGCTCAGATGGCCATGCAGCAGCAAGGCATGGCGCCGCCTGGCCTGCCTGCACCGCAGGGAGCGCCAGCATGAGAAAAGCAATTGACAGAAAAAGCCCTTTAGGTAGGGCTTATCACATTTGGTGTCAGATGAGATATAGGTGCAGAGCTGTGCCTAAATATGCTGGCGTCACCGTCTGTCAGCGTTGGTTTGTGTTTGAAGACTTTGTGTCTGATATGGGTTTGCCATCAGAAGGCCAAAGCATTGACAGGATTGATGGCGGCAAAGGGTATGAGCCAGGCAATTGCAGATGGGCCGATGTGACCACTCAGAACAGAAACAGAAAAAGCGTGAAGTTGTCCGAAGACGCCGTGCGCCGAATCCGAGAACTGGCGAAAAGTGGCGTTTATCAGCGCGACATTGCCGCCGAGTTTGGCGTTGATCAGTCCGCAATTAGCCTTGTTGTTTGCAATCGAATTTGGAGAGACAACCATGTCATGGGATGAACTCGACGCAATCGGCCAGCCAACAGATATCCGCGAAGCCAACCAGCAACGCGATGACCTGGCGCGCCTAACACTTCGCGTGTTTTCAACCGAGGACGGCAACAAGCTGCTGACCTGGTTGCGCGACATGTATGTGAATGTGCCCATCGCCGTGCCGGGCACAGACCCGTCCCATGCGTTCTTTGCTGAAGGGCAGAGAAACGTGGTTCGGGACATCGAGGCGCGGATCAATCAAGCAAGGAAACTATGACGACCGAAACCGAAACCAATGTCGAGCCCAGTTCTGGCCTACTCGACAGCGTGCAGGTGGCAGACGAAAGCAAGACAGAGAACCCGCAAGCTGTTGAGATCGACCACAAAACGACCACAGCAATTGACTTGGCACCAGGCACCATTCCTGGCACGCCAAAAGAACGCCCGGATTGGTTGCCAGAGAACTTCTGGAACCAGGACAAGGGCGAGGCCAACATGGAGGCCATGGCCAAGTCCTATGTTGACTTGCGCAAGGTGGTCAGCCAGGGCAAGCACAAAGCCCCAGAGGGCGGCAAGTACGACACCAGCGTGTTCAAGACCCAAGACGTTGACAATGACCCGCTTGCAAAAGCGTATGTCGGCTGGGCTCAGAAGTACGGTATCAGTCAGGTGGCTTTTGATGAGCTTGCACAGAACGTCAACCAGATGGCTGATGAGATGGCTGGCCCGCCCATTGACACACAAGCTGAGATGAAGTCTCTCGGCCCCAACGCCAACGCCGTAGTCAACGGCATGGTGGACTGGGCACGCGGCCTGGTCAACAAGGGCGTGTGGAGCAAGGACGACTTTGAAGAGTTCAAGATCATGGGTGGCACAGCTCGCGGTCTAAGCGCTTTGATGAAGGTGCGCTCTGCCTATGAGGGCCGGGTGCCAATTGAGGTTTCACCGATGGAAGGCGCTCCCAGCAAGGAAGAGCTGTACCAGATGGTCAACGATCCCAAGTACAAAACCGATGCTGCTTACCGTCAGAAGGTGGAGCGGATGTTCCAGCAGCACATTTCCTGATCTCCTTGAGGTTGCCATTTTGACCCAGCTTCGGCTGGGTTTTTTTTATTTGTCAAGCACCATTTGCATTTTGTACAAATACTCATACAATCGCGCCCAAGGCATACCAGGCAACTGGCCCTTACCGCAGCGGATGCTGACGATTGGCTGCCGTAAACAGCAAGCATTCGGCCCAGGCAACTGGATAACCGGCGCGAGAACCAAACCGTTTTTTTAAACAACCGAGGAAAATATCATGAGCATTTCATTAAGCAATGCCTTTGTTACTCTCTTCGATGCTGAGGTAAAGCAAGCCTACCAAGGTAAGGCAATGCTGGTTCCTGCCGTACGTCAGCGTCGTGGAGTCGAAGGCTCAACCGTTAAGTTCCCAAAAGTCGGTAAGGGTGTTGCAACCCCCCGCGTTGGTCAAACTGATGTCACACCATTGAACGTGGGTTTCAGCTCTGTCACTTTGACATTGTCTGATTTCAACGCAGCTGAGTACAGCGACATCTTCTCCCAAGCCAAGGTCAACTTTGACGAGCGCCAAGAACTGGTGCAAGTCGTGGCCAGCGCCATGGGCCGTCGCCAAGATCAAATGATCTTGGATGCACTTGCAGCTTCCAGCACTGCGCTGACTGTTGCAAACAGTATTGGTGGTGCAAACACCAACTTGAACGTGGCTAAGCTCCGCGCAGCTAAGCGTTTGCTCGACAAGAACAACGTGCCTGCTGACGGTCGCCACATCATCATCCATGCAAATGGTTTGGACAGCCTCTTGGGCGAGACAGCCGTGACCAGCTCTGACTTCAACACAGTCAAGGCTTTGGTTCAAGGCGAGATCAACACCTTCTTGGGCTTCATGTTCCACACAATGGGTGACCGCAGCGAAGGTGGCTTGCCCATCGACGGTTCTTTGGATCGTACTTGCTACGCCTTCCACTCTGCAGCCGTTGGCTACGGTGAAGGCATCGGCATGCGCACAGAGATCAACTACATCCCCGAGAAGACCAGCTGGTTGGTTAACGAAGTGTTTAGCGCTGGCGCCATCGCCATCGACGCTGAAGGCATCGTTCAACTCACTTGCCGCGAATCTTGATCTTAAAAGGAGCATGAATCATGGCTTATTCTTCTACCGGCTTCAACGCCATCGGCGGCCAGTCTAAATCTGGCAACGCTCCATCGATCTACACATACGCATCTGCTGACGCTCAGTCAGTGATTCGTGCGTCTGGATACTTCAACTCTATCTCGACCATCCTTAAAGTTGGCGACATCATTTTTTGCTACTCCGCAACGGGTGGCACTCCTGTGATGTCAACAGCCTATGTTGTCAGCAACGCTTCTGGCGTGGTTGACATCACTGATGGCGTGACAGTGACAGCAACTGACACCGATTAATCGGATCAGGTAACACGACGGGCCAACTTCTGATCACTCGGAGGTTGGCCCTTCTCACATTGAGAGGTTCACATGGCTGCTGGCGATACTGGCGTTTCAATCTGCTCTGATGCCCTGCTGATGCTGGGCGCAAAATCCATCACGTCATTCAATGACGGTACTGATGCGGCCAGTGTATGCGACCGCCTATACCCCGACATCCGCGATTCGGTGTTGACTACCTACCCCTGGACGTTCAACACCAAGAAGGTGCAGCTGGCTCAGCTGATCACCACACCCAATTCTGTCTGGCGCTACGAATACCAGCTGCCAGGTGACCGGCTTGGCACCGTGCGAGCTGCTTATGCAACGGCAGCGCAAAACGCCTACCCCAACAAAGACTGGGAAATCCAGGGCGACAAACTGCTGACCAACCTGCCTGCTGTTTACCTGGATTACCAGTACAGCCTGGGCGAGTTTGCGATGCCGCAATACTTCGTGCAGCTGCTCAAGTACATGATGTCCTGGCACTTGGCCATGCCGATCACAGAACAAAGCGACCGTGCCCAATATTGGCAAGGCGTTGCTGTTGGTGGCCCAGCTGAAAATGGCCGTGGTGGCTACATGCGCACTGCGATGAACATCGATGGCCAGGGCACACCGACCCGCGTCATTGAAGACTTCAGCCTGATTGCTGTGAGAAACTGATGCCGCGCTTTGTTGACATTCAAACCAACTTCAGCACGGGCGAGCTCGACCCGCTGCTGCGCTCGCGCATTGATCTGGCTCAGTACAACAATGCGCTGGCCAAGGCCACCAATGTGGTGGTGCAGCCGCAGGGTGGCATTCGTCGCCGTCCTGGTTTGAAGTACATTGCTGAGTTGCCGAACACTGCAGCCAACGGCGTGCGCCTGGTGCCGTTTGAGTTTAGCGTTGATGACAGCTACATGCTTTGCTTTGTCAACGAACGCATGTATGTGTTCAAAGACGGCGTGCAGATCACCGCCATCAACGGTGGCGCTAATCCATATCTGACCACCACAATCACAAGCGCAATGCTTAGCCAGCTGAACTGGACACAGTCGGCTGACACCATGTTCATTGTTCACCCTGACCTGGCGCCTGTGAAGCTGGTGCGCGGTGGTTCTGATTCAAGCTGGACGATTAGCACATACACCTTTTCCAGCATTCCAAAATACGCATTTACGCTGACGGTGACCACACCTACATCTGGCCACCTGACGCCCAGCGCGGTATCTGGCAACGTCACACTGACATCGCAGAATTCCGCATTCAGCGCGGGCAGTGTTGGTCAATACATCAACGCATACCCACAGGGCCGTGCGCGCATCATTCAATACATCACGGCAACTTCAGTGAAGGCCGTGACCGAATACCCATTCTTTGACACCAGCAACATTGCCCAGGGCAGCTGGGAGATTGAATCAGGCTATGAAGATGTGTGGAGCTCCGGCAAGGGCTGGCCCCGCACAGTGACCTTCCATGAGGGCCGCCTGTACTTCGGTGGCTCTAAGTCACGCCCATCCACAATCTGGGGCAGCAAGATCGGCATCTTCGATGAGTTCATGCCTACCGAGGCATTTGATGATGATGCTGTTGAGGCAACGCTGGACACCAGCTCGCTCAACGTGATCGTTGACATGATCTCTGGCCGTGACTTGCAAGTGTTCACCACCGGCGCTGAGTTCTATGTGCCGCAGTCTGGCACCGATCCGATCACGCCGCTGTCGTTGACATTCAAGGGCGTGAGTCGCAATGGCATCAAGCCAGGCACCCGCGTGCAATCGCTGGAGTCGGGCACGGTCTACATTCAGCGCCAGGGCAAGTCGATCAACGAGTTCCTGTTCTCTGACACGCAGCTGACGTATGTGACGCAGCGCATCTCATTGTTGTCTGGCCACCTGCTCAAAGCACCGACCAGGATGGCCTTGCGCCGTGCTAACAGCACAGACGAAGGCGACCTGCTTCTGATGGTCAACGACACCGACGGCACAATGGCTGCGTTCAGCATCATGCGTTCGCAGCAGATCACAGCCCCGTCTGAGTTCATCACCGATGGATCGTTCAAGGATGTCAGCGTTGATGTGACTGACATCTATGCGGTGGTCAAGCGTACATTCAACAGCACTGACAAATACTTTGTTGAGCTGTTCAGCTTTGATCGCTTCACTGATTGCGCCTTCATTGGTGGATCGGCAGGCGGTGTCGGGTCTGGATTGCCTCACATTGGCAAGTCACTCAACGTGATCTGCGATGGTGTGCCGCAAGGCAACGAGACTGTCAGTGCTGGTGGTGCTGTTACGTTTGACCGCGAGTCAACTACCAGCTACGAGGTCGGCCTGCCGTTCACCGTGTATGCCAAAACCATGCCGGTTGAGATCAAGCTGCAGACCGGCACGCGCATTGGCTTTAAGAAGCGGATCGTTGAAATCAATGCGCTGGTGGACACCACTCAGCACCTGGCGCTCAACCAGAACCCCGTGCCATTCCGCACATTTGACAACCCATTGTTGAATTTGCCGGAACCAACATTCACTGGCAGCAAGCGCGTCAATGGCGTGCTTGGCTACAGCCGCGAGGCAAGCGTTGAAATATCACAGAGCTTGCCGCTCAAAATGACCCTGCTTGGTCTTGAGTACAAGATCGCGGTGACTGGAGGAACATAATGTTTGAGGGACTTAACTTTTCTGGAGTTGACTACAGTCTGAGCGGTGGCTTCTCTGCGCCGTCTGGCCTGGGCATTAACTCCAGCAACATCACCTATGACTTGAACAGTGGCTTCGGTTCAACTGCTTCATTGTCTGGCATTGATGCTTCTGCCTACGCATTCACTGATGCAAGTGCCTATCAAATTGGCAGCTTCGACTACAGCGTTTTTTCTGGCCTGGATACATCCAGTGGCTTTGACTGGGCCAGCATCATCAACGCGGGCAGCAAGTTCATCACGGCTGCGGGCGACGTGGCAAGCACCGCTGGCAACTATCTTGGCCCAGCATTTAATGCTTTGCAGACTGGCCTAAACTCTGCAGCGCCCTACTTGCAATTGGCAACGGCGATCACCAGCGCGGGTGCCCAAAAGACTGCAGCCATCTACCAGCAAGGTCTGTACGAAGTGCAGGCCATTGACACGCTGCGCCTGGCACAGATTCGCACCGATCAAGACCAGAAGTATGCAGCCATCCAGGCTGGCCGCAAGCTCCTGTCAGCTGAGCGCCAGGCGCTGAACTACACAATCCAGGGCAACACATTGCTGCGCGGCATGGAGCGCTCTAACGCTGCTGTGCGTGCCCGTGCTGCGGCCAACGGCATTGTGTACAACGAGGGATCAGCTGCCAGCATCCAGGCTGCCAACGTAGGCGCCACCTACCGCGACGTGGGTATGTCAGACCTTAACGCACTGACCGCTCGCATCTTGGGCTTTGAAGATGCTGGCGCCATGATCCTGGCTGCCAAAGAGCAGGCCGAGCTGACCATGAGCGCAGCCGAAGCGCAAGCCAGCCAGCTGCGTCTGGCCGGTCAATTTGCTGTGGACAGTGGCGGTTTGCTCTCTAACGCCACATTGCTGCAAGGTGGTCTGAACTTCGCTCAGACTGTTCGCAATCCATTTACCTCTTAAACCATGGCAGACCTTCCACTTCTCCAATCAGGCCGTGTTGAAGCGGCGGGCATTCCTGGCGCAGTGCTGCCAACGGTCAACGCACCACAGGTCGATTACGTCGGCTTGAAGGCTGGCGCTCAGTACCAGAACACTGTCTCGCAGACATTGGATCGATTGAGCAACCAGCTGTTTGGCATTGCCAAGACGGCGGCCACCGAGGCTGGGTTGCAGTACGCTGCTGACAATCCGCTGACAGATGAGCAGCTGCAGGCGGCAAAGATGGGCGACCTGGGCGCAATGAAGTCTGGTGGCGCTCTGAACATTTTTGACCAGGCGGTGCGCAAAGCCAGATCGTTTGAGTTGTCTAGCACATTTGAAGCTGAAGCACGCAGCCAAATGGCCAACATGCTGACTGCCGTTGAAATGGGCAAGGCCACCACAGAGCAGGTGCAGAACAAGCTGTCCACCATGATGGATGGCTTTAGCCGCAGCCTGGCACAAGTCGATCCAGAAGCCTCGCTCAAGTTCCGCGCTACGAGCGCCACCATGGGCAACACCGTGTTGGCCAAGGCAGCTGAGTTTGAGATGAAGCGCGAGAAGGCCCAGCGCCTGGCCAGGTTCGACGCTGACTTTGACAATGTCACACGCTTGCTTGAATCCACCGTATCGCAGGGGTTTTGGGTTGATCCCAAGACCCAGCAAAAGCGCAGCATCGATGAGCTCGCAGATGTTTACCGCCAGTCAATCACAACCAGCGCCCTGCTGCTTGGCGATGCCACCGTGCAAAAGAGCTACAGCGACAAGTTTGAAGCAGCGCTCAAAAATGCCAAAGTCAATGCTGTGACCAAGTTCTTGCTGACTGATGATGCCTCGATGGCAGACCCAGAGGCAACGCTCAAGAACATCCAGGTCGGTAACGTCGGCAAGATGTCAGACCTGGTCAAGGGCATGCTGATGACTGACTACGGTTCAATCGAGAAGGTTTCAGCCAACTACATGGTGGCCGTCAACGCACGCAACACAGCGCTCAATCAGAAGCTCGCAGCCGACAAGCGTGCAGCTGTGGCCGAGTTTGTGCCGCTGTATGAGAAGGCCATTGCAGCGCCAGAAGGCAGCGCAGCGCGCAGGCAGTTTGCCAACGAGATCGCAACGCTTGCAAGAAAATCACCAGACGCTGTGCCGCTGGGTGTCATCAAAGACTTGCTGGAGCCCAGCAAAGAGGGCAACCCGCTTGCTGAGTTCAATGTGCTGCGCGGCATTTACGAAGGCACGATCACCAACCCTGACCAAATCTTTAAGAACAATTCGCTCAATGGCAAACAGAAGGTTTCTGCGCTGAAGCTGCTGACCAGTGAAGACAGACGCGACCAGCGTGATCTGGACACTGGCCTAGCCAAGCTGGCTGGCATTCCGACAATGCCTGGCTCAGTGACTGTGCTTGACCCCAAAGGCACTGAGTTCCAACGCTTGCAGCAGCTGCGCGCATCGGCTCTGGCCATCCAGGCTAAGGCCATGTCTGAGAACAAGATTCTGCAGCCACGCCAGATTCTGGACGAAGTGTCCAAAGACCTGGAAGCCAGGCGCAACACAGAGCAGGCCAAGGCTGCTAAAACCGCACTGACGAATGTGTGGGAGAAAAAGGCAGGCGGCCCTATCACCCGCGACACTCTGCCAGGTCTGGAGAACAGCAAGAAGCTCAAGCCTGCTGAGATCACACAAATCAAAAAACTGCTTGACCAGGCAGAAGGGATTCAATAATGGCCTACAGTGCAATTGAAAACAAATACCTGTCGGCTCTTACCGCAGTACAGTTCCCAACAGAACCGATGGAGCCTGATACAGCTGGGCAGCCTGGTGATGTATTGCTTGCTGCTGGGCCAAGCCAAACAATGACCGATGGTGGTGCCGCATTTGGAATTTACCCTGGCATGGGTAGACGTAGCCAAAAAAGTAACATTGGTGAAAAGATGATTACAGGCGCGCCAGACTTTGCTGCCGGAACTGTTCGAGGCGCAGCAACATCTGCCCTTGGGTTTGGTGGAGATATTCAAAAGATTGGCAGATTTATTAACGCTTTAGCCTTTGACAACCAAGGTGGCGGCATTATGGACAAACTGAGCCGCGCTGCAGAAACAATGGCAGACCCAACCTTTTTGCCGTCTAGCATTGATGTTAGCGAAGGGGGTTACACAATTCCAGGCACCAACTTTACGTTGCCCGGTTTACCAGCAGCTGTGCCAGCTGGCACGAGCGCATTTGGCATGACCCCAGACGATCGTCAAAAAGCTGGAGAGTTTGGCCAAAATGTTGGCGAGTTGGTAGGTGATCCATTCATGATGGTCAAGGGTGGTCAGATGGCTGCTAGAGGAGTAGCAGAGGCTGGCAAAGCGCTGGCACCCAAAGCAGCCGAGATGACAATCAACGCGCTGGAAAAGACCGGCATGCCTGCGCGTGGCCTGGGCATTGTCGAGTCTGGCCCCAACGTGGTCAGCACCCGGCTGCCAACAGCTGTCAAAGCCACAGAAGACCCGCTTGCCAACAACCTGGTGATTGATCTGCAGGCAGCCAAGACTGACCCAGAGGCATTCAATCACAACGTCGGGTTGGTCAAGCAATACCCCAACTTCGCATCGAAAGCACGCAACCCAGAGAAGCAGGCCGAAGACTTCATCAACGAGGTCAAAGACAATTTGCTGTTCTTGCACGACCAGGTGCCAGATGCTACGCGCCAGCGCAGCAAGCTCTGGTACGACGGTGCGCGCAACATCACAAGCAAATGGTCTAACGAATACCAGGTTCCTGATCAGGCAGTGTCTGGCGTGCTGGCCGTACTGTCGCCACAAAAAGACTGGTTCATGAACGTGAGCTTGGGCCAGCGCGTGCTGGACATCATGAGCGGCAAGCAAGCCTATAAGTGGGATGACGGCATGACAGAGATGGGCAAGGTCATCTGGTCAAAGCCCCAGTACGCACCAATGGTCGAAGCCATCAAAGGGAAAACCCTAGCCGAGATCACAGACCCTGGTCTGAAGGCTATGTGGCTGCGCACCTATGACCAGGCATACCTGCCGCGTGAACATCAGATCGTGACACCAGAAGGTGACTTTGCTGGCTTGCGCATGAACTCGGACGGCAAGACACCAACCAAGACTGGCTGGGGTTCGCTTAATGAGATCGGCAAAGCCATTGTGATTTTGGGTGACCCATCCAAGGCAAACATCAGCAACAACCTGGGCGACATGCACAAGGTTCGCAACTTCTACAACAACATCTACGCGCCCAATGATCCGTCAGGTGCTGTGACCATCGACACCCATGCGGTGGCTGCTGGCCTGCTGCGCCCATTGTCTGGCAACAGCCGTGAAGTAATGCACAACTTTGGCTCTGGTTTGCTTGGCGAAGGCGGCCCAAAGAACAGCTCGATCACCGGCGTGAAGGGCACTTATGGTCTGTATGCCGAAGCCTATCGCAGGGCAGCTCAAGATCGAGGCATCTTGCCGCGTGAGATGCAATCAATCACATGGGAAGCTGTGCGCGGGTTGTTCCCAGATACGTTCAAGACGGCAACAAATGCTGACAAGATCGACAACATTTGGCTACAATATCGCAAAGGCAAACTCTCACTAGACGAGGCACGCAATGAAGTCTTCAACGCAGCAGGCGGCATCAACGCCCCAGAGTGGGAGCGGGCCGGACTACGTCCTGGAGCTGCTCCAGAAGTTCAACCTTCCACTAACCAGGGACAACTACCTGGGGCTGGCGTACCCGGAGGGGCTGCCGGAGGGATGGGGAGCGGGGAACGAAGCGGAGCTGCCACAGGAGATTCGTCAAGCGTAAAGCGTGGCCGTCAGGCTCGCAATTCTGGAGCTAACTGATGGCCATTCAACCTCTTGATCAACGCCTAAACAGCATTCTGCCAGCAGCACC